TATACAACGATTCAGATTGGGTCGCACCGTCAGAGTATCCTGATTTAAGAGAAGCTGACGAAGTTGCAATAGATTTAGAAACAAAAGATCCTGAGTTAAAAAAATTAGGATCAGGTTGGGCAACAGGTAAAGGTCATATTGTAGGATTTGCAGTAGCAGCTCTAGGTAAGCAATGGTATTTTCCTATTGCTCATGATGCTGGTGGTAATATGGATTTAGCTATTACAACAGCTTACATGGTTGATTTATTAAAAAGACCTAGCACAAAAATATTTCACAATGCTTCTTATGATGTAGGTTGGTTGCTCGCAAATGGTTTTGAAATCAATGGTAAGATTGTAGATACTATGGTAGCTGCTGCTCTACTTGATGAAAACAGATGGAGCTTTTCTCTCAATGCATGTGCTAAAGATTATTTAGGTGAGATTAAAAACGAAACATTCTTAAAAGAAAAAGCAAAAGAATGGGGTATAGATCCTAAGCAAGATCTTTGGAAAATGCCTGCAGGTTATGTTGGCTTTTATGCAGAGCAAGATGCTGCACTTACATTGAAGCTTTGGCATAGATTTAAAGCAGATATTCAAAAACAATCTATCAATGATGTTTGGGATATGGAAATGGAACTACTTCCTATTCTAATTAAGATGAGACAAACAGGAATTAGAGTTGATGAAGCAAAGGCAGCATTACTTAAGAAAGAATTTAGAATAAAAGAAAAAGAAGTTTTACATAAAATTAAAAAAGAAACGACATTGGATGTAGATATTTGGGCTGCAAGAAGTGTAGCACAAGTATTTGACAGACTTGGAGTTGAATATCCAAGAACTGCAAAATCTAATGAACCATCCTTTACAACTAACTGGTTACAAAACTGTGAGCATCCTATTGCAGGTTTAGTTAGAGAAGCTAGAGAGATAAATAAGTTTCATTCAACGTTTATTGATTCAATTCAAAGATATGTACACAAAGGCAGAATACATGCTGAGATCAATCAGTTACGTTCAGATCAAGGTGGAACTGTATCAGGCAGGCTATCTTACGCAAATCCTAACCTTCAGCAGATACCGGCTAGAAACAAAGAGTATGGCAACAAAATAAGGTCTCTATTTCTTCCAGAGGAGGGCAGACAGTGGGGTTCATTTGATTATTCGCAGCAGGAACCACGTTTGGTAGCACACTACTCAGCGTCCATTGGAGAGCGTTTAGACGGGTCTGAGGAGTTTATACAAGCTTATGCAGACGAATCAGCTGATTTTCATCAGATTGTAGCTGACATGGCAGGTATATCAAGAACTCAGGCTAAGACGATCAATTTGGGTCTTTTCTATGGAATGGGTAAAGCAAAGTTATCTAAAGAACTTGGTATTGATAAGGACAAGGCAGAGATCCTTTTAAATAGATATAATTCTAGAGTGCCTTTTGTAAAAAAATTAGCAGGAGCTGTTACACAATCAGCAAGTAAGTTTGGTTTTATAAGAACTATAAAAGGTCGTAAATGTAGATTTGATAAATGGGAACCTGCAACATTTGGTATGAATCAGGCCATGGATTACAATGAAGCTAAAGCTAATTATGGAAACAATATTAGACGAGCATTTACTTATAAAGCTTTGAATAGATTAATCCAAGGATCAGCTGCAGACCAAGCAAAACAAGCTATGATCGATTGTTACAAAGCTGGCTTTTTACCTTTATTACAAATCCATGATGAGTTATGCTTTAGTATTGGAGAGGAGAAAGACATTACTTTAATAAAAAATAAAATGGAAAATGCAGTAGAAAACTTAAAAGTGCCTTTTAAATGTGACGTAGCTTTAGGTAGATCTTGGGGAGAAGCTAAAGATGAGTGATAAATATAATAGTGGAGGAGCTTATAAAGCCATGCTAAAATTATTTAGAGAGGCAAAGTTAGATATGGATAAAGATAAGGAAAAAACATCTTGCCTAAGATGTAGAGACACTAGAGAAGTATGGGTATGGAGAGATACTTCTGAATCAGAAAAGATTAGAGTTGATTGTCCAATGTGTAGCGTACAACGGCCACCGGAAGAATTAAGAGCTGAAGGTCTGATTTAGTGAGAATCAAACCAATAACTTTACGGTTTGCTAACGCTTACATAGAAAAATACCACAGGCACAGTAAAAGATCACAAGGGTGTAAATTTTGTATAGCTGCAATAAAATCAAATGAAGAAATATTAGGTATTGCTATTGTGGGTAGACCTGTTGCAAGAAGATTAGATGATGGATACACAGGAGAAATTTTAAGAACCTGTACAAACGGAGCTAAAAATGTAAACAGCTTTCTTTATGGTGCGTGTACAAGAATATGGAAAGAGATGGGTGGTAAAAAAATTATAACTTACACGCTTGAAACAGAATCAGGAATAAGTTTAAAAGCAGCTGGTTTTATTAATGACAGCATTACAAAATCATTTCCAAAAGGTAAAGGCTGGACCACAAGAAAAAATAGAGAATGGCAACCAAAAGTCCACTCATTAATTAAATTAAGATGGGTGAAGATTATCTAGGTTTTCTTTTTGGTAATAGAACCTGATCTTTTATAGTCTTTCCATTTACAATTGAATGTGAGGAGTCCTGTTTCAGTAAGAATTTTAATAATGTGGCCTCGTTCTGTTGATTCAACGTAATGCCTAATATAGTTAGGAATGTCAGCATACGAATCTCCTTTTTTTAAAGTCATAGATAGCCTGTGTTGTAAATGATTTTTTAATAGGTTGCTAGTATTTTTTTCTAGCTGTTATTTATTAGACCTTGTGATGCATCAATAACACTTTGTTCATTGATTCTTTTTTTCAGGTCTTTGATCTTTATATCGATCCACTTCATGTCAGTAGTTACTCTACCCTGTTTTAACGCCTGAC